AAAAAAAAAAAAAAAAAAAAAAAAAAAAAAAAAAAACCCTGGGGGAATGGGTGTATTTTGCGGGGGGGGGGGGAGGGTGCCCCCCTATCCCGCCCCGGCGACCCATCGCCGTCCAGCGCCGATTTACACACAGGGTATTTTTGAAAGGGGTGGCAGTGGCATGAAAATGAAAAGCATCACGGCAAAAGGCAGCCGGATAGAGCAGCTCAAGGAGCTTGCGAAAGTGCTGGCTGCCGGCATTGATGATTGCATGGATCCGAAAGCTTTGCCGGCAATGGCAAAGCAATACAGAGAAACCATACGGGAAATTGAGGAACTGGAAGGAGTGAACGGCGATGGCGACGAGATCAGCGAAATCCTCACGAGTCGCGAAGTCGATGGGAAGCCAGGAGCCGTCCGAAAGAATCGCGCCTGAGTATGCAGCAAGCGACGGCATGGACGCGGTGAAGTTGCTGCGCGTCGGCGGCACGGTGCTCGACCCATGGCAAAGCGACATCATGGATGATTGGCTCGGCCGCACACCATCCGGCAAATGGGCAGCGCCCACAGCAGGCGGCAGCGTTCCGCGCCAGAACGGCAAATCGCTTTTGGTACAGGGGCGCGCGGAAGCCGGCATGCTGATGTTCAACGAGACCGTGATCTACACGGCGCACCTCCAGAAGACTGCGACGGAGACGTTTGAAGAAATGCGCAATTTCTTCGAGCACCCGAAGCTTCGGCGGTATGTTGCCGAGATCAAAACGGCGCTCGGACGCGAACAGATTGTGCTGAAAAGCGGCGCGCGCATCAAGTTTCTGGCGCGAACCCGCAACGGCGGCCGAGGCCAGCACGGGGACCTTTTAATCTTTGACGAGGCCCAAGAGTTGGACGAGACTGCGCAAGGCTCGTTTCTGCCGGCGATTTCCGCAAGCTTGAATCCGCAAACGGTTTACGTCGGCACGCCGCCGGGCCCCGATGCTGTGGGCACGGTATTCCGAGGTTTACGTCAACGTGCATTGGATGGTGAGGCGAAACGTGCAGCATGGTTTGAATTTTCCGTGCCGGAGATCGGCGACGTGACAGACCCGAAGCGATGGGCGGCAACAAATCCGGCGCTCGGGCGACGCATCCAGTTTTCAACCATTGAGGGCGAAGCGGAGCAGCTGGACCCGGATACGTTTGCAAGAGAACGTCTAGGTTGGTGGAGCCCAGTGGCGGCAGAAAATTTGGATTATGCCATTGACCGCAGGGCGTGGGAAGCCTGCGCGAGTAACGACGAAAAACCCGAAGGCAAAACCGCATACGGCGTGAAATTTGCTGCGGACGGTTCGGCGGTATGTCTGTGCGGCGCGGTGATTCCAAAGGAGGGACCGGCACGCGTGTCGCTCATCGAGATGCAGCCCTCGGGGCGCGGGCTTGTTTGGCTGGTGGACTGGCTTTCCGCCCGGTACGACCGCGCGAGCTGCGTCGTCATCGACGGGCGCAACGGGGTGGACGTGCTGGTCGAGCGCATCAAGGGTGTTTGGCGGGCGAAAAACGCTGTCATTCGTCCGGGCGTGAAAGACGTGCTGGCAGCGGTGGGATTGTTTACAAATGCCGTGAACGAAGGCGTTTTGACATGGTACAAGCCGCAGGAAGCGCTGAACGAAAGCGCCGTGACGGCGGTCAAGCGTCCGATCGGCGGAGGGTACGGCTTCGGCGGCGAAAACAGCTTACCCGTGGAAGCCTGCGCCCTGGCACTCTGGGGTGCGAAGACCTGCAAGCGAGACCCGACGCGGAAAATGAGGATTGGATAGAGGTGAGACGATGATAACTTTGAATATCGGCACGGTGCCGGGCTTGAGCGCAGACGAACAGCAGAAGCTCATCGAGCTGCAAAACGTGTTTGCCTATCACCAGGACAAGAACGACACGAAAGACAAATATTACGAAGGACATATCGAGCTTAGCGACGTGAACCTCGGAATCGCTTTGCCGCAGGGGTTGAACAAGCTGAAGGTCGGATGCAACTGGGGACAGAAAGCCGTGGATGTACTTGCCGCGCGCAGTATGTTCGACGGATTTGTCGGCACGGCGGGCAACTTGGACGGGCTCAGTAAGCTTGTGCAGGATAACAGGCTCATCGCGGAGTACGGTAAGGCGTGCCGCGACGAGCTGAAATATGGCTGCGTGTTCGCGACGCTTTCCGCCGATGCAGACATCGGCTGCAAGATACGGTTTCATTCGCCTGCGACCGCCGCAGCTCTCTGGAACGGCGAAAAGGGGCGCATAGACTGCGGGCTTGCCATTATCGATACGATACCGGACGAGGAATACAGCAACGAGTGGGTGCCGAAGCTCGTCAACATGTACACAGCCGATACGGTACTGGTGCTGCACCGTGAGCGCGACGGCTGGCGCGTGCAGCGCATGATGCACCGCATGGGTCGCCCGCTGATGGAGCCGATGATCTGGAGTGCGACGAGCGGCAAGCCGTTCGGGCGCTCTCGGCTGAAAAAGCCCATTCGCACTTTGATTGACGATTATATCCGCACAGTGGCAAACGCGACGATCGCGCTTGAGTTTGACACGACCCCGCAGAAGTACATTTTGGGCGTGACGGACGACCAGTACGACGCGATTGTATCGGATAAATTCAAACAGTACGTGGGCAGCTTGCTTGCCGCAACCAGTAACCCCGAGACCGGCGAAAACCCGGTATTCGGGCAGCTTGCGCAGGGCAGTCTTTCGCCCCATGTGGAAAAGATGCGCATGACCGCCACGCAGTTTGCGGCGGCGACCGGCTTGACCGTGACGGATGTCGGCATCATCAACGACGCGAACCCCACGAGCAGCGACGCGATTTTGGCGCAGAGCCAGACGCTCGTTTTGCTCGCCCAGCAGCTCAACACCGGCAACGGCGACGCGCTGCGGACGATCGCGTGCATGGCGCAGGCCATTGCGCAGAACAAGACGCTTGACGAGCTGACGGAAGAAGAAAGTGGCATCATGGCGCACTTTAAGAACCCGGCGATGCCGAGCGTGGCAGTGACGGCGGACGCAGCGATCAAGATCGCATCGGCACGGCAGGAATTTGCGAGCACCGACACGTTTTTGGAGATGATCGGCTTTGACCAGGCAGACATCCGGCGTATCAAGTCACAGGAACAGCGCGTGCGCGGACAGCAGCTTTTGATGGAGTTGAACGATGAAGCAGATACCGTCGAAAGCATGGCTTAGTTACATAGGCAAGCTGCGTCGGTTAAACACCACGGTTGCAAACTGTATGCAGGCGTATGTAGATCAGTACGGCGTTTCTGACAGCCAGAAGCTCATAGATGTTGCGTATGGGCTTGTGACGAAGTACGGCGAAGGCAGCGCAGCGCTTGCGAGCGAAATGTATGACGCGCTCGCAGAGCTTCAGGGCGCGCACGTGCCTGCGGCAGAGCCCGCAGAGACCGCCGAGTACGGCGAAGTGGTACGCATGGTCAACGCGACAAAAACCAGCACGCCGCAGCTCAAAAGCGGGGTGAGCCGCCTTGTAAAGCGTGCCGGAGCCGACACGATGCTGAAAAACGCTTTGCGCGACGGCGCCGAATTTGCATGGGTGCCGAACGGCGACACCTGCGCGTTCTGCATGACGCTGGCTTCCCGTGGGTGGCAGCGGGCGAGTAAGAAAGCCATAAAAAACGGGCACGCAGAGCATATCCACGCGAACTGCGACTGTACATATGCTATTCGGTTTGACCCGGAGGTGAACGTGGAGGGCTACGACCCCGACGCATACCTCAAGGCTTACCGCGATGCCGGCAGCGACGTGAACGAGCTGAGGCGCATCCACTACGCCGAAAACCGCGAGCGCATCAACGCGCAGAAACGGGCGGCGTATGCGGAGCAGCATCGTCGAAAGATAGGTAAACAAGGTCAAGAGATCATTGACAAGCCGACTTATAATAAGCTGACAAAGGGCTTCTTGAGGCATGGTGGTCTTATTATTCGAGGCGAAGAAGCGGTAAAGCATCTTGAAAAACAGGGGGCATATGCTTCCTACTTTATGGGTGGCAATTTTGCTTTTATTCGTGATGATGCAACCGTATCGGATGTGCTGGAAGAAATGTATCATGCTTTGCAGGATCGTAAAAATATGTTTGCGGAGTATTCTCAAGAGGAAATGTTAATTCGCAGAGAAATCGATGCGCAAAAGTACTTGATTTCCGTTGCTGAAAGATATAAAATACCGATAGAGGAAACAAAGGTTACCAAGCAAAACCTTGCAAATTATGAAGAACGATTGAAAGAACGTCTTAACGGTAAGGAGGGTCAAAAAGAATGAAAAAAGAATACAAAATCATTGATGACTTTCAAGCCGGTCCTACGGACATCCGCGTACTTGTTCTTGACAGGGATTATGAATTCCTACCTGTAGCAGAAAGAGGAATTGCAATTATCGACGGTGTGGAATATCCGTTTCAATTGAATTCCATTCCATGTTGGGCGACAATCAAAAGCCATGACAGCTTCAAAGGGAAAACCGTAGAGTTTTGCTGAAAGTAAAAATTAAACACAGTTGATAAAGCAGCTTAGCGCTTATGCGCCGGGCTGCTTTTTTCATACCTAAAATTACGCGACGGCTGCGGAAAAGCCGGAAAGGAGAACCAAAATGGCAGAAACTGTGAACCAGGAAACGAACGGCACTGCGGCCGAAACGCAGGAAAACGAGCAGCGCACCTTTACGCAGGCGGAAATGAACGCGATCATTCAGGACCGGCTGACGAGGGAGCGCGGCAAATACGCAGACTATGAAGCGCTGAAAGCGAAAGCGGCGAAGTTCGACGAGGCGGAAGAAGCCGGGAAGACCGAGCTGCAAAAGGCGAATGAGAAGGCGGACGCTTTGCAGAAGCAGGTGGATGCTTTTACAAAGGCGGAGCAGCTGCGCACGGTGCGTCAGAAAGTCTCCGCTGCTACCGGTGTGCCGGCAGAGCTTTTGAGCGGCGACACGGAAGAAGCCTGCACCGCGCAGGCGAACGCAATCTTGAAATTCGCGAAGCCGAGCGGCTATCCCCCCCCCCGCCAACCGCGGGGGGCGCCGGGGCGCCGCGGGC